GACATCTGAGCTAGATGTTCGATCATACTTATGACTAGCCAAATGTGTTGGTTTATATCGTCTAGAAGGACGAAGAGATGCAACTAATGCCCCGTTACCGCCAGCACTAGTGCCCCATAAAAATACCTTGCTAGCATTAAATCCGTATCTACTCGCATTATCCTTTACCCATTGGACGGCCAGTTGCGGGTCCTCCATTGTAGTAGGATATGTTGAATGAGTGGTTGCAACATTTCCAGTCCCTGCCGCATCTGTTTTAGGTACACTAAATTCTTCATAAATAGATGACCTCGTGCTTGATATTCCGAAACCAAATTGGGTATATACATATTGTCTCCATTCAATCGAAACTATGTCAACACCCACTGCTGATGTAACATAAGATGAAGCATTAGTCCCATCAGGGCCTCCTGATGTCCATTTAGGGTCCATTAAAAAAGAGAAGAGTGCTTTTTGCACATTACCCGAATTTTCAACTGTTCTAGTTTTATCGTTAGAGGACCACCCTCCACCATGCATGAACACGATTACAGGATTTCCACTAGCGTTTTGAACTGGGCTTTTATATATATTTAATCTTTGCATTATATGCGGCCCATACCGCACATTGTAATGCACTCGGTCATGTGGAATTGAATAAGATAAATCAATATCTGGGTAATTAGGATATGCCATGATTAGAAGGGATGCCCATCTCCGGGGCAAGATAGAGTTGTCGCTAAAGTAGTTACAGTAACTACTTTAGGTATTAATTTTACATAATATGTTCCGTTATTTTCACCGTTCGTTACATTTATAACTCCATTCACACCAATAGAAGTATCTATGTATGGACTATTTATATCTGAGAACGGTACAGTATCGCCTGTTTGAGAATACTGAATTGATTTGAATCGAACTCTCATCATCTTATCTTTTGTAAAATCCATGGTTTCTCTTCCCATGAATTTTTTAGATACAACATCTGCTCCACTAACTTGATTAACTTCTATCACAAAGGGTTGATAAAACTGAGATCCAGAAAACCCTGCTGCCTTAAATTTAAAATTAATATTAAAATCATTTCTAGATGGAGAGTATATGTTTGTAAATGTATTGAACCCTGCGGATGCTGTGGCTATAGTTGTCCAAGGCGTGGGGAATCCTCTTGTAGCTACCCCCGGCACACCAACTGAACTTGGTGGTGCTTGATATGTTATTGGATACAATGCAGAAGTATATGTACTGCCATCATACGCATTTCCAGATGAATCATATACGGTATAACCTAGAGAAGAAACTTGTACACCGTAAGGTAAATCTGTGTAATCCAAAACATCGTCGTAGATGTCATCAGCCATCTGTATTTCAAAAACAGCTACAGCACTAGCAAGATTAGCAGTATATTCTACAGAAAGAGAACTGTTTGTTAAATCAAATAAATCCTCTTTACTTACATATGAATAAACATATTGAGTATTTGCAACTGGAGACAATCCTAATTTTCTAGCACCTGTTCCAACTACACCAAATTCATAACCGCTGTCGGTTCCCATGTATTGGATTTTTACTTTTCCAGCGTTAACTGTAGCAGATAAATTTAAAGCAGATGCTGCGGTATCTGTAAAAGTGGGATCAGTATTCAAAACCGCCTGTAATCCTGTAGCATTAGCAATATTAGTGCCTAGCGTAATTTTAGCAATTACATTAGCACCGGAAGTAGCAATGCTAGAAACAGCACTAGTTAATCTGTAAAAGAAAAGTTTATCCCCTGAACTCAATGAGAAAGATTCAGAAGAAGTTTCCATGGCCGCAGCACTCCCTGTTTGATTAATGCATATTAGGCTACTAACAAAATCAAAAGTGCTTGTTTCATATATTTGTTGAGGGGTTGGTTTATACACGGAATTACCCGCCGACACATAATAAGATCCAGAAACTGTAAAAAATGAATTTTCATTTATAGCAGAAGAATTTCTATTTACAGGATAAAGAAACACATAACTTTCATTATTAACGCCAGTAGTCGTTCTGGCTAATCCAGCTAAAATAGTTGATGATGTTGTTGAGTTTAAATTTATTTCTCTTCTTACACGAGTTGCAGACGCTTGTGTGGGGCCTGCTAACCATGTGCCTGTAGTTAATCCCCACGATGGGCTTATACTGCCAAAAGTTACTCCACTAATTTCTAAACCAGAAACTCCCGAAGATACGCTAAGGTCATAAGCTAATTTGTTTGCTACGGTAGGTATATCTGAAGCATCAAAATAACCAGTAATATCTATTTCCATAATTCCTTGATTTCGGAAAGAGAGTTCAGGAACAAACCATCTAGCTATTTCTCCGTAAGCACTAGTACCCTTCCAAAGATCTGAACTTCCTACACCCTCGACTTCATCACCAGTGGCTCCTGTGCCATACTGGCTAACATATGACAATTTTACAAAATCTGGTCGATAATACCTAGCACCCCATTCAACCGAATCAACTTTAGCTGTTAATTCGGCAATGTCAGCTACTTTTACATAAGTATCACTTGCAGCCCAGTTAGCACCATTCCAAGTAAGGGCAGCGCCCAATACTGGATTTGCATTTATTGCACTGCCTAGCAGCGCACTAGCATTCATTACTAAGCCAGTAACATCTGTAATTTTTAATAGAACAGAGCTAGCAACCCAAGCAGATCCATTGTATTGTAGAGCACCTCCAGAAACTGGAGAAGCTACTATTCCACTACCCAAAAGAGCACTTGCATTAGTTACTATAGATGGAACTTCCGATGATCTTAGATATAAAGCACTAGCAGTCCAAACTTGACCATTCCAAACTAATGATGCCCCTGAAGTAAGCCCTGTATTTACCACGGCACTGCCCAACAAAGCACTAGCAAAAATGGCAGACAATGCTTGCGTAGATGATCCTGCTGCCGATGCATATATGGCAGATCCTGCGGATATAGCGTAATTTCCTGATACAAAAGTTCCCGTTGCCGTAACCGTACTAGGAATCCAAACACTTCCATTCCAAGTTAAAACATCATAAAGTGTAGGAGCAGAAACAGAATTACTTAAAGAAGCCCCCCGTAAACTACTAGCACTAAATAATAAATTAGGTGCATCCGATAGTTGAATAAATATATCACTAGCTGACCAACTAGATCCATCCCAAACTAAAGCAGGATAGGATCCTGCTGAAGAAGGACTCCCGCTAGCTATTGGATACCCAAAAAGTGCGCTTGCATTAAATAAACTTGGCATAAACTCCTCATTATTATCTAGGAATGATTCAAATGTTTCTGTATTTGATTCTGTAACTACATCCAATTCATAATTAAGTTCTTCAATCACACCAGTTGAAGTTAGCATGAATTTAGGGCTAGGAATATAGGTGCTTGCTTTAATTTTAAATGTACGCCGTAAAACCCGGTCTTCTCTATCCCCTACAATAAAACTCGGATCTACTTGTTCTTGTTCTATAAATAACTTTATATTTGTAGCAAAAGGAGTTACGATTTCTAGATCAGGGTTAAACATTGAGTGTATTTGCTCAGTGATTTGATCTAGATCGTTTTTATATTTAGCCCATGCAGTTAATTCATATTCAATATCAATTGGACTTGGCACTAAGCTAACTAATCTGATTGCTCGCTGTTTTTTATCATCCCAGTACTTTTCAGATACAACCATTGGTTTGTATCTTTGTCTTGAATCATCTCTTTTACTAGTAGGTTGATGAACAGAGATTATGGGTAATGTTAAATTATCTTCTTGTGTTAATTTTGCTACAGCGCGTTCAGGATTTGCATGGATGCATTTAATTTCAACTGTGTTTAATTCTTCATCTATCGTTGCTAATTGTGAAAATTTGTTTATGACTGAACGAAGAAGTTCTTTATAAACTAAGGATATATCCTTACTTTTGCTTACAGACAACGCAATTAATATCCTAGCAACCTCTTGCGGAGTTCTTGCTTGATTTAATCTTGTAAATGATGATGGGGAGTATTCATTAAAATTAATAGTCATCTAATCCCCCTAAAGGTTTACTAACTTTAGTTTTTGGAACATCGTTAACAATTTCAGAATCACGAATTACTTTAGCCGAACAGACGAAGTGGTATACTCCATAAGATTCAAAACTATCCTCTTGGACTTCAATTATTTCATATCTTACATTCTGAAAATGCGGATGAATAACATCCCCCACTATCGGGCTTCTTCCTATCTTTTTTTGTATGTATGATTTATTGAATGTAAAAATTTGATCGTTTGTTAATTCTATACCAAACTGGTTCAAAGGCTCTTCTATAACTTTTGGATCATAGTGACCGTAAACTATAATAGGGTCTTTACTAACTTGTTTGTTTCTTTGTTCTAAGTAAACTTCATCATAATCAGTCGATTGAAAAAATTTAAAATAGTTTAATTTAGATCCAGACAATCGTATATTCTCTTCATCAATTAAATTAAACAAATTAATATCTGGGTTGTTTCTGTCAAACAGGCTTAATTCGCTGTCAACATTTACAACTTCAATTTCTGGGATATTAACATTAGTTGTGAAGTTTTTTTTCATTAGTATAAACTAAATCCGGGGGGTTCCTCAAATTCAGCTAAAAGCTGTTTGTCTAACATTTCTATTTCCTTCTCACTTTGTTGCATTAAGAGTTCGCCATTTAACTGCGCGCCCCCTCCGGGTCCCGGCAAAGTTTTATATTTACCACGAATTTGCCCAAGTATGCTTTTTGCTAAAGCTAGTGCATATCTTTGAATAAAATTTTTGTAAGCAGGATGAATAGTACTCGAATCTATAGCCCTATATTGAACTATTACTGATTGATCTGTTGTTGCTGGAACGGGATATATTTGAAGATATTGATTATTGACAACATCAAATGATCCATCTTGTCCTAGAATTTTTCTCATCATTTCTAGGCTCATTTGTAATAAATTAAATTCTCCAATACTAAAGTCGTTGAACAAGAAATTTTGTTGAAAATATTTAAGGAAATAATCTTGTTCCAATGATTGCCCCATTCCGGGAATTCCAATTAAATCTTTTTTATAAACAACATATACTAAATTATCTAAAACATATCTTGGTAATTCGTAGATGTTAACACCTGCTACAGTCTTAAATGTTATAAACTGAGTGGCCCACAAAGGCGCATGATTTGATAATTTTGTGACTGCCTCATCAATAACTGTTTTTATTTGAAAGTCACTTAATTCAACTCTTATTACAGGATATCCTAATCTACCCAATATAAAAGATTTTATTTCTTCTTCAAACTTATTGAATTCTATATTATCTTGAAGAGTAGTTTTATTTAATTCGTCGTATTTAATTTCGCTAGAGGGTTTTGATGTATCAACTAAATCCCCATAAGGAATAGCAAAACTATTCCCGTAAGATTCTATATTTGGTTTTATAATATTTCCCATGGTAGATATCCTCTCACAATATATAGCTAAAAAGAAAGCCAGAGAGATTTTATTTCTCTCTGGCTTACATTAATTACCTTTACTTAAAATCAGACTGTTGTAGTCTTAGCGAAGGGGAGGTATAGGTAGTTAGCAGCGGGGCCAATTAATCTTATAACTCTGTAGAATCTATGTGCTGGCTGAATAGCTGCCTTAGCATAACGGGTCAAGATGCCCTTTCTTGGTTGGAAAGTTTCAGGATCCGTAATGGTTGGTAGAGCTTCGATTGGGATGTATGGGCAATACACGAAACCACCGTCGAGGGGGCTTCCACCCTTGTATCCCATCATAATTTCGTCTTCAGGGAAGAGGGGGTCTATGAAGAGATCGTACTTGCCTGCAAACTTGCCACGATACTCAATCTTGTTGGCACCCATGTTTGTGATGCCTTCAGTCTTGGGACCGATACCACCTTCTAGCTTGGCAGCGGATTCCAACATCGCACCAACGAGAGGAGATGTTATAATCCAGTTACCGGGGCCACGGTGAGTGGTCTTGTAGATATCTTGTGATGCAAAATTCAAGACCGCTAACAAATTAGCATAAACATGTCCAGCATGCTGAGGAGCAAAAGGTAATGCAGAGCTTGAGAAGTCAATCAAGAATATATTGCTCTTTGCTGAATCATTCTTAATGCCAAATTGAGTTGTTGGCATGGTTGGCTGATCGTATGTAAATGCTGATGGAACAAATGAAGCATTTTCTGGACCTTTTCCACCAATGTCAGGGAAGCTGTTTGAGTTGCCATTATCTAGGCTACCCATTGTCCAGCCACCTAAAGTACCGGATACATTGTAGGCTATAGCACGAATATCTTCAATTAACTCGCGGTCAATTTCCAATTCTAATTCCTTAGACATCAAATCGGTTAGCTCACGCTCAAGATCAAGGTTGTGGTATGCCTTAAGATCTTGGCTTGCTTCGATTGTCCAAAGAGCACGCATCTTCTTGGTGCGTGCCACGACAGGCTGCTGTTCAATTGTTATATTGAGTTCAGGAATCTCAGCGTTTTTTAGTTTTTCGCCTGCTGAAACTGACCAGCCTAGCATTGTGAAGCTAGATGGGTATGAGGCAATCTGACCTCCATAG